AGCAGTACAACGGTATCGCGGTCAAGACCGTGACTTCGACGTACCCGCAGGTCATCTTCGTCAACAACACGTTCCCCGACGTGGAGATGTTCATCTACCCGCGTCCGACGCGCGATTTGGAGTGGCACTTCGTTTCGGTCGAAGAACTGACCGCGCCGGTCACGCTGGCCACGCAGCTTCATTTCCCGCCCGGCTATCTGCGGGCGTTCCGCTACAATCTGGCCTGCGAGATGGCACCGGAGTTCGGTATGGAGCCGAGCGGTCAGGTGCAGCGCATCGCCATGACCAGCAAGCGCAACCTCAAGCGGATCAATAACCCCGACGACATCATGGCGATGCCGTACAGCCTTGTGGCGACGAGACAACGTTACAATATCTTTGCTTCAAACTATTGACTGTATTTGCTATGTTTTCCGGCAATAAAACCTTTAGTGCCTTTGACAGCCCGCAAAAGCCCTTGCGCTTTGTACGCGTCAATTGCGTGCTGAATGTTTTCGCGGTGCGTAAGCAATTCAAGATTGTCCAGACGATTGTCCGCGCGATCCAAATTCTTATGGTTAACTTCCATACCTTCTGGAATGGGGCCGTTAAACGCCTCCCACATCGCGCGATGGACGGCTACCTTAGCGTACTTTCCATCTTTGCAAGGGCTGAACCGGACATAGTTGTCCCGCGCTATGTGCGTTTTAACAGGCCGCGCGGTGCTATCGCCAGCCCACGTTTTGCCGTGTTTAATATTAAACGCAGTCGTAATGCTGGTGTTCAACAATTTAGCAACGTCGCCCAGCGTGCTGCCCGCCGCAAACATATCCTTGGCGACATCAATTTGCTCGGCGCTAAGCAGCTTGCCTCGCGCTACGCGTCTAACGCGCGCAAGATTGCTGATTTCGTAAAGGCCTTCATAGCCGCGGACAGGTTTCCAAATCTCCATGCCGTAGACATTAAACCCGTATACGTTGGAGATCAAGCATGAAAACCCCCATTCTGGGCAGCGCTTATGTTACTCGGTCGGTTAATGCCGCCGACAACCGCATGGTCAACCTGTTCCCCGAAGTCGTGCCGGAAGGCGGCAAGGAGCCTGCGTTCCTTCAGCGCGCGCCCGGCCTGACACGGCTGGCCACTGTCGGTATCGGTCCGATCCGCGGCGAATGGACGTTCGGCAATTACGGCTATGTCGTGTCTGGGCCGACGCTGTTCCAGATCGACACGAACTGGAACGCGGTCGCCAAGGGCACCGTGGCGGGCACCGGGCCGGTCAGCATGGCCGACAACGGAACGCAGTTGTTCATCGCGGCCAATCCGCAGGGTTACATCTACAACGCCCAGACTGACGTGTTCCAGCAGATCAGTGACCCGGACTTCCCCGGCGCCGCGACGGTCGGCTACATCGACGGCTACTTTGTGTTCAACGAACCGAACAGCCAGAAGATTTGGGTGACGCAACTGCTGGACGGCACCAGCGTCGATCCGCTCGACTTTGCCAGCGCCGAAGGCAACCCGGACAACGTCACGGCTATCTTCGTGGACCACCGCGAAGTCTGGGTGTTCGGCACTAACTCGACCGAAGTCTGGTACGACGCCGGCCTGCTCGATTTTCCGCTGACCCGCATTCAGGGTGCCTATAATGAACTGGGCTGCGCTGCGCCGTACTCCATCGCCAAGATGGACAACCAGATTTACTGGCTCGGCAAGGACGCCCGTGGTCAGGGCATGGTCTACCGGGCGGCTGGCTACATCGGCCAGCGCATCTCGACGCACGCGATTGAGTGGCAGTTGCAGGAGTATACCGACCTGTCGGACGCGGTCGGCTACACCTACCAGCAGGATGGCCACAGCTTTTACGTGCTGAACTTCCCGTCGGCCAACACGACATGGGTGTTCGACGTGGCGACCGGCGCATGGCATGAGCGCGCGTCATTCGCCAACGGCCAGTTCAACCGGCACCGCGGTAACTGCCAGATGTTCTTCAACGGCCAGAACGTCATCGGCGACTACCAGAACGGCAAGATTTACAAGTTCGACCTCGAAACGTACTCGGACGATGGCCAGCCGCAGAAGTGGCTGCGCTCGTGGCGCGCGCTGCCGACCGGCGCGAACAACCTCGCCCGTACGGTCCAGCATTCGATGCAGCTAGACTGCGAGACAGGCGTCGGGCTGAACGTCGGCCAAGGCAGTAATCCACAGGTTATGTTGCGCTGGTCGGATGACGGCGGCCATACATGGTCGAACGAACACTGGAAGTCGATGGGCCGGATCGGCCGGTTCGGCTACCGCACCATCTGGCGCCGTCTGGGCGCGACGATGAAAATCCGCGACCGCGTCTACGAGGTGTCCGGTACTGACCCGGTCCGCATCTACATCATGGGCGCCGAATTGCTACTCAGCGGGACGAGGGCCTGATGGCCTCGGCGCCGATCAACCCTACGGCTCTTACGCCGCCGCGCGTGGCGCTGATCGACTCGCGATCCGGCGCGATCAGCCGCGAGTGGTATCGGTTCTTTCTGTCGCTGCTGACGGCGACGCAGACCAACCAAGACCAGACCGAACTGGCGCCTGACGCCAACGCGCTGTTGGCGTCCTATGATGCCATGCTGGCCGAACTGACGCAGACCACGGAAAGCGCGCCGGACTGCTGCTCGGCGACCGCTGACGTGGACGCCAAGGTCAACGCGCTGGCACAGGCCGCTGGTGTGACGCCGCCGGCTGCTGGCGAGAGCGACATCGCGGTTATCCAGTCGCAGCTTCAAGCACTGGCGCTTACGCCGCCGCCGAAGGAGTTTATCTCGCCGCGCTACGGGTCATTCTACGACACGACAGACCAAACGGCCGCCCTTATCAACACGGCCTACGGAATGACGTTCAACACGACCGAACTATCCTACGGCGTGACTATCGGATCGCCGACATCGCGGGTCTATGTTGACCGCGCAAATGTCTACAACATTCAGTTCTCCGCGCAGTTTATCAATACAGGCGGAGGCGCCAACCGCGTTTGGATTTGGCTACGCAAGAACGGCACGGATGTTACCCAGAGCGCCACTGTCATCCGCATACAGGGCAACAACACAGAGAATGTCGCAGCATGGAATTTTCTGCTACAGCTAAACGCAGGTGATTATTTTGAGTTGATGTGGGAAGTGGATAGTACCGACGTTTCTCTGCACGCAGACCCAGCGACGGCTATTCATCCGGCTGTCCCGTCGATCATTTTAACCGTGACTGACAACGTGAGTTCCTTGGAGGTATAAATGGCCGTAACCATCAGCAACATCATCCCGGCCAAGACCGCGGAGAACAGCCAGACGACGCAGTACACGTCAAGCGGTGTCCAGACCATCATCGACAAGTTCACGGCGACCAACTACAGCGCCGCGGCGGCGACGATCAGCGTGAACCTCGTCACGGCTGCGGGCAGTGCCACCAACGACAACCTGATCGTCAAGACCAAGACACTCCAGCCGTCCGAGACATATACGTTTCCGGAACTGGTCGGCCATGTGATCCCGAACAACGGGTTCATCTCGACCATCGCCGGCACGGCGTCGGCGATCAACATCCGCGCGTCGGGTCGATTGGTCAGCTAATGCACTTGCAGCGCACCCACGATGCGGCGCTGGTCAATTGGGTGGTAAACCACGCCGATGTCCGCCCACACGTTGGCGCGCCTGAAGCCGGCGAACTTGACCTGTCACCGCTGGTCGAGCGGCCGGAGCACTGGTTTCTGATGGGCGAACACGGCGGTTTTGCGCTGCTGTGGACCGCGCCACGGACGTACGAAGTGCACACGTTTATTCTTCGGTCTGGCCGCGGCGAATGGGGTAACGCCGCCCGGTCGGAAGGTATTGACTTCGCCCGGCGCCACGGCGCCAAAGTACTGTGGACCCGCGTTCCGCCGCAGGCCCGCCACGTCGAGCGCTTCGCCCGGCAAGGGGGTATGCAGCCGACCGGAGAAGTGATAGAAACCTTCGGTGCACCGCACCGTATCTTTATGATGGAGTTGGACTGATGCCAGTCGCCGGCGCAATTATCGGGGGTGTCGCATCCGTTGGTGGGGGTCTGATCGCGTCGAGCGGCGCTAAGAAGGCCGCCAGCGCGCAGGAACAGTCGGCCCGTGAGGCCCTCGCCGCACAGGAGCGAATGTTCCAGCGGCAGATCGAACTTCAGGAGCCGTTCCGGCAGGCTGGCCTGACCGCCCAGCAGCAGATCATGCAGTTGCTCGGCATCGGTGGCGACCAGACGGCGGCCGGCTACGGCAGCCTCGCCAAGCCGTTCGGCACTGAGCAGTTTCAGCAAGACCCCGGCTACGCATTCCGGCAGGCGGAAGGCATGAAGGCGCTGGAGCGGTCGGCGGCTGCACGCGGGGGTCTGCTGTCGGGCGCGACCATGAAGGGCATCCAGCGCTTCGGGCAGGACTTGGCCAGCCAAGAGTATCAGAACGCCTTCAACCGCTATCAGGTCGAGCGCGCTGCGCGTCTGAACCCGCTTCAGTCGCTGATGGGGTCGGGCCAGTCGGCGGCGAATACGCTGACCGGCGCGGCTGGGCAGGCCGGGCAGGCGCAGGCGCAGGGCCTGATGAACGCTGGCGCGGCCCGCGCGTCGGGCTACGTCGGTAGCGCCAACGCGCTGTCTGGTGCTCTC